GAGCCACGTTGACGGCAGACTGGCAAAACTCTGGGGGTTGGCGTGATCGCGCTGAAACTGGTGCCCGAGACCGACTGCAATTGCGAATACTGCGCCGGCCCCAACCTGGCCGCCGCCGCCGACGCCGCCCAGACGATCGCAGACCTGCAGCGCCAGGTCGCTGAGTTCAATATCGAGCGCACCAAGCTCAACTACATGATCATCGACAGCCGGAAAGAGGACGCCGGATGGCTCCAGAAATTCCGCGAAGCCACCAAAAGCGTACAATACTGGCGCGACAAGCACGACAGATTGCTCGAACAATTCGGCGGCCTGCAGAGGCACTATGGCAAACTGCTCGAACAGCATCGCAAACTGCGGATACGGCGGGCCAAAAAATCTATCGCGCCCATAACTCCAAAAAAACCTGCAAAACCTAAACGCAAGGTTTGACACCGGAACGAGAACGAGTACGTTCAGGCATTCGCAAAATTTGTCTTCGCAAACCACTTCACGGCGCAATTGGACTGCCCTCCACAGCGCCGAGGACGGAGCCCGGTGCTTGAATTCCCCCGCCGGGCAACGTCAGAATGCCAGTGCAAACAAGCGTCAGTCAGAAAATGTTAAACCGGCAAGCCAAATGTCCTGGCAGGACGACGACGAAATCAGCCTGTCCCTCAAGCAGGCCCTCATGGAGGGCGTCGTGAGAGGCCTCGACGCATCGGCCGCAAAACTCTTCCACGAATGCCACAGCGATCCGGTCGCTTGGCCCCCCGAACGTGTCACCGCCGCAATGCAAGAACTCTACAATTCCGCACACCACATCCTTCTCATCATCGACGGCCGCGTCGCAGTCAGAGCAGTGGACGCGTAAATGCCCGTCCTCACCAATCCTAAATGGGAAATCTTCGCCCAGGAATTGGCAAAAGGTTCTTCGCAATTAGAGGCTTACGTAGCAGCCGGCTATAAGCCAGATGATGGACATGCCAATCGACTGGCAGGCTATGGCAGGATCACTGCCAGGATAGCCGAATTGCAGGGTGTGGTCGCAGAACACACCGAAGTCACCATCGAAGGCCTGATCCTCGAGGCCGACGAGGTCCAGCGCATCGCGGTCAAGGAACGTCAATTGGGCGCCGCGATCGCAGCCCTGACCGCAAAGGCTAAACTGGCCGGCCTTTGGGTAGAGAGATCAGAGAACACCCACCGCTACAAAAACGATGCAGCAGACTGGTCGCGTGAAGAGCTGGTCGCGTTCCTCGATGACGCCAGAGCGAGCAGCGCAAGAGTTATTGCGCCGCCACGACGCGTCGACGAGCCTGATCAAGTTCACTGAGTACACATTCGAAAAATATCGCACGGCGCCGCACCATCGCGTCATCGCCGGTCACCTCGAGCGCATTGAGCGCGGCGAGATCGACCGGCTCATGCTTTTGGTACCCCCGCGACATGGCAAATCGGAACTTGCGAGCCACCGATTTCCGGCCTGGTATCTGGGCCGACAGCCGGCCTCGCAGTTTCTCAGTGTCAGCGCGACTGAAAGCCTCGCCTCTGATTTCGGTCGAGCAGTCCGAAACACAATCGACAGTCCGGACTACCGCTCGATCTTCAGCACCACATTGGCGGAAGACAGCCAGGCCAAGGGCAAGTGGCATACGTCGATGGGGGGCGTCTATTACGCTCTTGGCATTGGCGGCAGCGTTCTTGGCCGCGGTGGCGATTGCATTCTGATCGACGATCCGTATGCGTCGATGCAAGAGGCGATGTCAGAGTTGGTGCGTAAGAACGTCTGGGATTGGTATTCAGGAACGGCCTACAACCGATTGATGCCTGGGGGCAAAATCGTCCTGATCAACCATCGCATGCACGAGGACGATCTATCCGGCATGCTGCTGGCGCAGCAGGCCGCGGGCGGCGACCAGTGGACGGTCGTCGAGCTTCCGGCGATCAACGAACAGGGCGAGCCGTTGTGGGAAGACGCCTATCCGATCGAGGCGCTCGAGCGGATACGGCGCAACACGCAGCCGCGGCACTGGTCGAGCCTGTACATGCAGGCCCCGACGCCCGACGAGGGCACCTATTGGAAGTCCGACTGGCTGCGGCCCTACACGGTGGCGCCTGATCCTAAAACGCTTCGCGTGTACGGCGGCAGCGACTATGCGGTGACAGACGAGGGCGGGGACTACACGGTTCACGCGGTCGTCGGCATGGACCCGGAGAACAAGCTCTGGCTGCTCGACCTGTGGCGTAGGCAGGCGTCATCCGAGGAATGGGTCGAGGCGTTCTGCGACCTGGTGATCGAGCACAAGCCCTTGGCGTGGGCCGAGGAACAGGGCCAGATCAAGAGCGGCGTCGGGCCGTGGATCATGCGCCGGCAGCGCGAGCGCAAGGCATTCGTGTTCAGGGAACAGTTCCCCACCAGGGGCGACAAGCAGATTCGGGCGCAGAGCATGCGCGGGCGCGTTGCCTTGGAAGGCCTCTACGTTCCGGTCAACGCACCTTGGTATCCCGCGTTTCGCAGCGAGATCCTGAGTTTCCCGGCCGGCAAGCACGACGACTGCACCGACGCTCTGGGCCTGGTCGGCCAGCTACTCGATCGCATGTCCGCTGGCGTCAAGCCGAAGCCGAAGGAGGCCGGCCCGATCAAGTTCGCCAATTACAAGCCTGCCACGATGGGTGGCGGCGACAGCTTTAAGAGCTACTGAAATGTCAGCACCCTCGACCAGCACAGTGCCGCCGAGCCGTAGGGACTATTCTTGGATCAATGGCAAGCCCAACGGACGACGCGGCCGATGAAATACCTTGCCGCCCTGCTGTTGCTGCTGATTGCTTATCCGGCACAGGCACAGACGAGCTTGCGGGTCTGGATCACGGAATTTGCAGTGGGGCGGGCGCAGGCGGCAGCGCCGTTCGCGACGCTGCCGGCACTGGTCAGGCAGCCGGTGATGATCCTGTCCGGCGTTCCGGCCAAGACGTCGCAGGTGTTCAACGCGCAGACCCGCTACATCCGCGTTGTCTGCGAGTTGCAGTGTGCCATCAGCGGCGCCGGGGTTGCGACCACGGCCGACATCCTGCTTCCGGCGATGAAGCCCGAATATTTCGGCGTGAACGGCGGCAGGACCATATCAGTGATAGCGGCGCCGTGATGGACAAGCCGAACGCCGAACGCCCGCGGATGAGTGTTGAACAATGAAGATCGTTGACTGGTTAATTGATCGTTGGATGCAACGCTGTCCCCACGATGGCGCGCATGTAGCTGCTGACATTCTGGAAGGTGACGGCAACGGTGTAGAGGCAAAGTACTGTCGGCGCTGTGGTGCTGTGCGACCATCGTATAGTAGCGAATGGAGACGCCCACGTCCGTTGTGGTTCGCTAATGGCTAGTCGTCCGCGTACTGTACACGTAGCTGAACGTCCTGAGTTGCTGCTTAAGGAAGGCAGCTTGCAGGATCGCTTCCTGCAATCAACTGCCCGGCGGGCGGCGGAGCGCGAGCAAAAATATGACGACGACGATGACGACGAGAACCACTTCGACATCGTCAAGTTAAAACGGCAGTATCAGGACTACGCCGGGGCCAAGGGGCCTGAAGGCGATGAGATGCTGGAAGCGAGGCACTACTATCATGGCGACCAATGGACGAAAGAGGAAATCGCGACGCTCCGTGCGCGTAAACAGCCCGTCGTCACATCAAACCGCATTGTTCGCAAAATTGACGCGGTCGTTGGCCTTGTCGAACGGCTCCGCCAAGACCCGAAGGCATACGCTCGTACGCCCCAGCACGACAAAGGCGCCGAGATAGCGACAGCGACGCTGCGCTACGTCCTCGACAGCAATGACTGGGCGAGCAAGTCGTCGCGCATCGCCCGGCACGCCGCGATCGACGGCATCAGCGGCATCGAATACGACCTGACCGAGAGCGAGACCGGCGACCCGACGCTGGAGTGCCACATCGTCTACGGCGACGGGTTCTTTTACGACCCGCGCAGCTACGACGAGGGCTTTACCGACTGCCGTTTCCTCGGCGTCTCGAAATGGTGCGACAAGGAGCAAATCAAGGAGATCGTCCCCGACAAGGCGCAGGAGATCGAGGATATGTCGGAGACCGGCTCCGACATGATCAACAACCAGGAGTTCGACCGCGAGAAGAACTGGACGAATTCCAACGCCGGCAAACTGCGGATGGTCGATCACTGGTACATTCACAAGGGCAAGTGGCGATGGTGTCTGTACGCCGGCAGCGTGATGCTGATGCGCGGCACGTCGCCGTTCTTCGACGAGAAGGGCAAGACGTTCCCGCGGTACAGGGTGTTCTCGGCGTCGGTCGACCACGATGGTGACCGCTACGGTTTCCCGCGAAATCTCCGTTCGCCGCAGGACGAGATCAACCATCGGCGCAGCAAGTCACTGCACCTGCTGAACAGCCGCAAAGTAATTTCCGAGAAGGGCGCGGTTGACGACGTCGAGGTGTCGCGCCGCGAGTGGGCCAAGGCGGACGGCTGGGTGGAGATCAATCCCGGCCTGAAGATGGAGGCGGACCAGAGCACGCTCAACGATTTCAAGGGCCAGCTCGAGCTGTTGCAGGAAGCAAAAAATGAAATTGAAAATTTCGGACCCAATCCTGCGCTGATCGGGCAGGGGCTCGAGGACAGCAGCGGCCGTGCGATCCAGCTCTTGCAGCAGGCCGGCATTGCCGAGCTTGGGCCGTACCTGACGGCGTACAAGAATTGGAAGATCAGGGTTTACAGGGACATCTGGAACATCGTTCAGCGCCACTGGCGCAGCGAACGCTGGATACGGGTGACCGACGACATGAACGTGGCGCAATTCTTCCAGGTCAA